GACTGCCAAAATCTTATATAGACCGTTTTAAATCCGGAGAGCTTATCATCTCCGGGAGAAAATACATCTATATCAGATTTTCTGACGAAACAATCCGCCGATGCAGACGGATGTATCTGGATACAGATTCTTATCTTGATTCAGATAAATGGACAGTTGTATATTCATTAAAGGAGGTATAAAAATGAATCATATGCTAGTAACTATAGTACCCTGTTTATTAGTCGGATTCGGGCTGGGAGCTAGAATTGGTTATAAACTGGGTGAGCAGAACGAGAAAGATAGAGTATACAAGATATTAGAGCACGGGCGCTCAAAATTAGAGGAGAATCGTAAAAAATGAAGAACGATGATTTGCAAAAATTTAATCCCTATTTGAGTAATAAGTCAGACAAAGAACTCTATGCTATACGAAAAAAGTTGGCCAAACGTCTGAATCAGCGTATGAGGCGCATCGAATCAGCAGGGATTGATTATGGTGCAATCAAGATGTACAAACAGGACGTAGCGCGTTATTACCCTGGTAATAAAGGATTTAAAGAGTCACTAGGGATATCAAAAGGAATAACTGTAAAGCATGAAATATCTCTTATACAGAACCTTTTAAACCGGCCTACTTCAACATTGCAAGGTATTCATAGAATCAGAAAAAAAGCTATGAATACATTTGAAGAAAAATATAACATAAAATTTAAAAACGTTCAGGAATACGAGGATTTTATCGAAAGTGATACCTGGAAAAAAATGGATGAATTATACGGATCTAACACTGCGTTAGATTTGATTGCTACTAGTGAAAAGACAGTAGAACAGGTTCGGAAATCTGTAGAGGATTTTTTGAAAAAAACAGATAAATACAAATCTGAGGATATAGCAAAGCAACTAGGGTTTAAATCATTAAAAGAAGCATTAAAGAAAGCAAAGACTAACAGACAGGAGTAGTTAATGGAAATAGCAGGTTATCAAGTTATCGATTATCACAAATTTAATTATATGAGCCTGCTAGATTATGATTTTAAAAGAATCAGCAACGCAGGCCGTCCAAGATATGTATATGATCGTGTAATAACAGTCGACATTGAAACAAGTGTATATGAGAACATTCCATATATTACAGACTGGACGATCTGCGTTGAGGATATCATCTGTCTGTATGGACATCACGCCCGTGACTTAATCAATACGATTGATAAGATTGCATACTATCTCCAATCAGATGAATCGCATACGGTTAGATTCTATATCCATAACTTTCCGTATGATTATACGTTCATGAAAGCATTCATGCTCGAAAAATGGAGTGAGCCAAAAAACGTTCTAGCAGTGAAATCTCATCGTTATATTACGATGAGTTGGCCAAACGGAATCGAGTTCCGGGACAGCTATATCCTTGTCAATCGGTCACTGGAAAAGCTGTGTGAAGATGTTGATACCGGTGTAGAAAAGGCAGTAGGTTACTGGGATTATTCAAAAATTCGAACACCGGATAGTCCTAGAACGTATAAAGAATGTGTCTATGCTGCAACTGACACTATAGCCCAGTGCATTGCACTTAGGAAGTATATTACAGATAGAGGCTACAGTGTGCCAAACTGTCCATTAACCAATACTGGTTTCATTCGGAATAAAGCCCGACGGTATGCATCAAAATGGAAGAAGTCTGGCCATAAATGGTATCACTATTTTCAGATGCAGAGACTGACGGTTGAACAGTACAGACAGCTGGAACAGTGCTATCATGGCGGTTATGTGCACGCAAACCGGTACTACGTCGGCCGGTTGATTTCATCAACTACGTTTGGCTGGACAGGAAAATCAAAAGATTTTATAAGCTCATATCCTGCTGCGCTGTGTTATGAGAAGTATCCGATGACAAACTTTGAGTATGCAGACTTTAGCTTGGATGATATTTTAGACCTGAAAGACGAGTATGCTTTCTCCGGATATATCCGGTTGGTTAATCTGCATCTGAAAAAAGAAGAACCAATGCCGCCATTATCCTATCACAAGTCTGTATCAGCAATCGAAACTGTCTGTGACAATGGTAGGATACTTGATGCAGACCTTGTGCTATATCCTTTTACAGACCCAGATCTGGATGACATCTTAAGATGCTATGATTATGATTTTGCAGATGTTTCAAAAGTTATGTACGCCAGAAAAGAATATCTGCCAACCTGGATCACAGATCTTATCATGGAGTTGTATACACATAAGTGTACTCTCAAAAATACAGATCCAGTGCTGTACATGATATCCAAAAATGAATTAAACGGAATCTATGGAATGTGTGTCCAGAAGATCATCCGGGAAGTACTGGAAGAGGATTATACAACCGGAGAATGGTCAAAAAATATATCCAAAACAGATAAAGAATGGATTGATAATTTTTATAAGTCTTGGAAAAGCTTCCTGCCTTATCAGTGGGGTGTCTGGGTTACTGCATATGCACAGCATAATCTATTTGAACTGGGCAGATGCTGTGAGTTCTGGCTGTATTCTGATACAGACTCTGTAAAGGGATATAAATGGAACGAGATAAAACTTAGAGAATACAATCAGAAGATCATGCAAAAATCAGAAGAAAGAGGACTGGGCAGAGTTGATTATAAAGGAAAACGCTATATCTTAGGAATTGCCGATGATGATGGAGAGTTCATCGAATTTAAGACCATGGGATCAAAGCGGTATGCATACCGGGATATTAACGGAGAGTTACATCTGACTGTAGCTGGTGTTCCAAAAAAAGAGGGGTTGCAGTGTCTGCATGGAACGCTCAGAGAATTTGAAAAGGGGAAAATATTCCGTAACGAGGGATTTAAAAAATGGAAAATGCGACCGGAATATATCAATAATGAACACATCAAAATTCTGCATCTCATGGAATCTGATATTGAGTATAGTTCTGGAATCATCCTACATGAGACAGAATATGAACTGGATCATACAATCCCATATGATAAGGATACCGGACTACCATGTGAGTTCGAAATTAGCCAATACAGCGATTTTTAGAAAGGAGTGATAAAACATGCAATGGATTTCAAAAAACACGTATTTGAAGCAATCTGAAATGGAAAACAATGCACAGATCATCTATGGTATTTTTAATTCATTAGGATACAACTTTAGCAGTATCTGTGCAATCCTAGGGAACATGCAGCAGGAAAGCACACTATCTCCTATTTTTGGCGAAAGAGGAGGCGGCGGATATGGACTTTTGCAATGGACTCCCAAGTCTGACTTAACAGACGCATGCAGTAAGTTGGGTTTATCTCCCTATACAGATGGTACAGTACAATGTCATTGCCTGGATGGAGAATTATTTAAACTAGGTGGTCAATGGTATTCAACACAAGCGTATATCAACAATTATAAGCGCTCCGGTGCGTCAGATGATATGGTTGGACTTACTCCGGAGCACTTTAAGCTAAACACAAAGAATAAGGGTGTCAACTGGCTGACGATTGCATTTATGACTTGCTACGAACGACCCAGTTTGGATCCCGATACGAACTATATCGATAAAAGAAAAACATATGCTAACAACTGGTATCAATTTTTATCTGGAGTTACGCCTCCGCCAGAACCGCCAACTCCCGGAGGGGGTGGAGATGTTTGGAAAAAAATCTGGTTTCTGTATGCTGGGACAGATGATTTTCGAAAAGGAAGATAAAAAACATCAAGATGTATGTTAAATAAAATCATTGTAAAGAATAAAGGAGGAATGATAAAATGTTATTAGCATGTGCAAATATGTCAGCAATACCGATCTGGCTATTAGGATGCTTTATTTTTGCATTATTAATCATCGGTATTGTCAAAATTTTAAGAAAGGACAGAAAATAATGAAAAAGTTATTCATTAGCCAGCCAATGCGGGGCAAGACAGATGAGGAGATCAGGGCAGAACGAGCCAAAGCAATTCAGTGTGTAGAAAAGATTGTAGGAGAGCCAGTTGCAGTAATTGATTCTTTTTTTGAAAAAGCACAGGTCAATGCCAAACCACTCTGGTATCTTGGTAATTCATTGGAACTGCTGTCAGATGCGGATATAGCTTATTTTGCGGCTGGTTGGAAAGAAACAATAGGATGTTGGATTGAATATATATGTGCAATTCAGTATGATATCCATTGTATTGAATCTGTTTAAGGAAAGGATGAAAAATAATGCAAAAATGGAAACTTATTTTCGACGTAACTTGGGAAGATGGATTACCCCCCAAACGACAGATCTTTGAAGCTAGGGAGGAATTGCAATTTGTCTTGCAATTGGCACAGACTTTGGATGCTTGCAACACGGTAAAACTTATTAAATTAGAGAGAGAGGATTAAGATATGAGATTTAAAGACGTAGTAAAAGTGGTAAAAGAAGAAGTTAAAGAATATGGAAGTGGTCGGAAAAAAGGATATTTTCAAACTCTGGAGATTGAATCTACCTGTTTAACCGGACATGCTACTATCTTTTTAGATAATGAAGATGAAGCTCTTGAAAAAGGCAAAGAGTATGCAGTCGAAATGTATCAGACTATATCGCAGGATAAGAATGACCGATTCTGGATTAACTGGAATATTGTACCGGAATCAGTAAAGGAGAAATAAAAATGAACATCTATCAACCGGATGGATGGTTAGATATTGGTCGGTTAAATTCTTTACCGGCCAATTTCTACATAATCATAGGAAGCAGGCAGGTTGGAAAAACGTATTCATGCTTTAAACATATCATTAACACCTACGTAAAAAATGATATACCATTTATTTTTATGCGACGAACTGGTGCAGAACTTTTGGGTTGTCTGTCTGACAATCCCTTTGACAAAGGTTTTAATCCGGATCATGGGACAGCATATGAGTTTGACAAGATAAAGGGTATCCGACCGGACAGCAGACTAAACATTGTTGACAGACTGAATGATGATAAGGTTGTTGGATCTGCTTTTAGCTTGGCCGGACTTGTGTCAAATAGAGGGTTTAATGGAGATCCCTATCAGTGCATTATGTATGATGAGTTCATTCCTGAGAAAATCAAGAAGCGGATGAATGGAGAGAAAGAAGCATTTGAAAATGCGTATATGACAATCAATTCTGTCCGGGAATTAAAGGGAAGACCTGCTGTAAAAGCTTGGCTGTTATCCAACAGTAACAGTATCGAAAGCCCGATTCTGGAAGCGTTTGGACTGGTTAATACAATCACACGGATGCAGAATAGAGGACAGGAATTTTGCTTTCTGCCGGAACAAAAGATATGTATTGTGAATGTTGCGGAGTCAAAAATATCTGAGCAGTTAGCACAAACTGCATTATTTAAAGCGGTGCAGGATCAACAATTCCGGGGGATGGCACTCCATAATACATTTGCATATGATGATTTTAGTTGTATTGGAACAGAGCCGATCAATGAATATCGACTGCTAGTTACAATCGGAAATATAAATATTTACGAGCATAAGGCGCATGATCTGTATTATGTAACATTGCACAGAAGAGGAACCGCTAAATCTTTTCCGGATAATCTATCTGGCCGGCATCGTTTTTTGCAAAACTATATCTGGCTGCAGGATAAAGTCATAGCGGAACGGGTTACGTTTGAAAACTATGAACTAAAGTTAAAATTGTTTGAATATCTCAAAATAAAAGGCTAGGATATTTCCTAGCCTTAATACTTTATTTCATTGATTAAGCAAAACAAGTATTATGTTCAATTGTAAATGGTTCTGTTACGATACTGTTCACATTGTAGGATTCAAACCCTGTACTGCTAAAATTTCGGATTGCTATCCATAAACTTCCATTGTATACTCTTAAAGTACACGGGACAGTTCTATAACTGCCATCAGCAGAGCCCAGAATTGCTGTGGTTGGCACATCACACTGGAAACCTCCTAAGACAAAGGAGTTTGAAAAAGAAAATAACTCATAAAACGATCCGTCTCCCTTAAAAGTAACATTTTCAGTTCGTGTCATGCTAAATGAACCATAGATTGCACAGGTATCATTATACTGCATCGTTTCGATAATCGTTGATCCAGTAAATCCATGTTTAAAGCCGACAGCAGTAATTCTTACACCTGGCTGGATTACGGATCCATAACCATTTAAGAGTGAATTGCTGATTGTCTTTGCAATCGTCTCCTCTCCCCAGGTGTTTGGATGCACGCCGTCACTGCCAAACATCGCCGTAGAGTGCAACGCATTTTCTACACCACTTAAATAGGTAATCCCATTGTACTCACAAGCAGAACAGTATGCTGCACGTGGCAGAACCAGATTTCCCCTGGAATCCATATCTGTACTTTCCCCGATGAAGCCAACATATATCTGAGCGTTTGGATACAAGATATTTGACTGTTTTTTAAAATTGTAGATTGCATTGATTATCTCATTTTCCGATTTGCCTGTATCATTATAACCGCCGCAGACGATGATGTTCGTTACTTCTTCATTCTTAAAATGATTGCTTGTCTGACTTAACAGGGTGGCAAAGGTTGTACCATTCACGAATCCTGCTCCACCAAGGTTATTTGAGAAAAAATTATCATCTGTAAGGCTTAAGTATACTTTTAAAAGGTTTGGCCATCCGGTTACGTTTCCATCCGGATTGAATCCCTCGCCGTAACTGTCGCCGATACAGATTGTTTTTCCGTTAAAGTCAAACGTCCGTCTTGATCTATCTGTATAGCTTCTGGCAGTACTTAATCCTGTCTTAACTGCTTCATCGACTACCTGTCCGATCTTCCCGGAATTAAGTTCTTTTTTAACTTCATCTTCTACAATCTTCTGAGCTGTTCCTTTAATGTCACTCCATTCTTTTGTTACTTCCTCAACTGCTGTCACTGCTTTTTTGACATTATCAATGATCCAGTCAAGATTCAGATCTGACATCTGTGTTGATGGATAATTCCGAAAATTAAACATTTACCATTCTCCTCTCAATAAATCTTGCATAAATAAGGTACTAGCGTATCCGTAAAAGGATTTCTTTCTTAATTTTAATTCTGATTCTATCATCTTCTGGGTCGTTGTTACTCCAATATTGCCATGGATCCTACCATCATGGGTAGTTACTCCGCTTTCCCGGTTACTGCTACTATACTGGTTTTTCCCATTTGATGAATTGGAACTGTCCGACCGTGTTCTGTCCTGCGACTGGTAGTCATTGGCATTGTATGCAGCGACATCTCCATAAGCAATGGAATTTTCATTCCCAGTCATGTTTGATTCATTATTCCCAGATTCACTGCGTGTGATATCTGGAGAATCTGTCCAATGTTCCTGTCTGTCATAGTTCTCGATCGGATTGTAATCTGCATGTAATGCATTCCAGGCCTGTCTTAAACTTTCCTGCCACTTATCACACCAAGCAGGGATTGCTGTGTCACGCATAAAGTCTGCGTTTGGATAAACAACTCCCAGTGTTCCATAATCAAGTAGCAATGTGTTGCTAAATGTTGTTATATCCACTCCATCCGGTAATCTTAAATTTTTGAATAAATCATCATCATACTGTAGCAATCCGATCAGTGTTAATCTACTCGTCATATGGAAACAACCTCTCTTCCTGTTCAAATTTTCGCATCTTAATTTTAAGATTAAGATCTGGAAAAATTGTGTTTGCTACTTTTGCATCTTTCTGCATTGTTTCAATCCAAGTTGTCAATCGGGTAACTGACTCAATGTTATTTACATTGACTTCTGCTACGTTCATTCTTTCTTTCTTTTCCGTATTGGCAGACGGTATACCAACTTCTGTGTCAAATTCATCAAGAATACGTTCAAACGCCAGCAACAGTTTGTCTGCGATAAAATTTTTTGACACATCCTGGTTAAACTGTACCCAAGGTTCATCCGGATCTGTTTCGGAGCGCTTCCAGCTTTCCGGATTGACTGCTACCGCAGGCTCTCCCCGGCTGATCTTGTCAAATACAATTTTCAGGGTTTCTGCTCCGCCTTTTGTCCTGCTCGCCAAGATAAAAGCAACTTTTGAATTAAACAAAGACATATCCATTGCTTCTGCTGTCATTGCAAGCTTATATGCATAATAACTGATGATGTCAAAACAACCGCAATAATCAGGCCGCATATGGATTAATGCACAGTCTTTTCCGATACGGTACTCCGAAGTGTTTAAAATAAGTGGATTGGTATATGTTGCATATGCAGGACGATAATAAATATCAAATCCAGTAAGTGTCGGATACTGTGCAATTGTGCCAAATTTATTATTTTTAAAAATTCCGAAGTAGCCACCGGCAATCAGACAAAATTTAATGAATGGAATGTCAATAGTTTCCTTGCACGTAATGTCAATAACCGAATACAATCGTTCATAGAGCATTTCTTCAAAGAAACTTGCCAACTGCGAATTTTTCACAATGATTGACGGATTTATCCGGTTCATCCGGACGTTGATACTTTCATAGTTTAATGGTAACATGGTCTCACTTCCTTTCTATTCGATATAGCAGCCTGTATTCAGATGATTATTAACCTGTTCGATTTCAGATTCATATGCATCCAGATAGACGCTTGCATCACTACACTGCACATAGCCAGATACAGTGCTAAGCTTCATCGCAGCATGCCTATAATATCCAGACGTCGCATAGTTCACACCTTGTGGAAGTCTTGCATGACAGTACAACCGGGGGATAGAATACTGCCGAAGCAGTGCAACCGATCCAGTGCTGCCAAGTGTATTAACATCCGGTTGAAATCCGGAAAACAATCCTGCTCCACTTCCTTTTAAGATGGAGCCAACAGTATTCATGATACCGGTTGTCACTCCACCCATCTGTCCAATCTGATATGGTACGCCAAACTGACAGGATAAGGACTGGATGATCTCTGCCCCATTTTTAATCTGACAGAGAGCTGTTCCGGTTGTCATGTCAACCGTATACTGGATATCCATTGTATCATCGGTTAAGGTCTGCATGCTAAAGGGTATTGTTCCAATGCCCGGAAGTGCCAGCCAGTATTCAGAGAAGTTCGAATCATAATACCCGAATACATTCTTATCATAAAGCGGGTTTGACACCGCTATCTTAAAATACATATCGATCGTATCGTTAGGAGCAACCTTTTTTGCTGTGATTCCGGATGCTTCCCAGAATCCCATCTTAATGGATGAAACAGCAGTCCCGGAATATTTTGCAATGTTTAACGGGATCCAGATAACTGACGTTATATATTTAAATGGGTTGAATACAGATTTTACCGCTTCTTCTTGTAATACATCGGCAAAGTTGCCAGCATTGCAAGTATAATTCATTAATTCCTGCAAAGATGCATAATCCATCATGTAATTGACCAGACCGTCTGCATTGGTTATACGGACTAAAAAGGATCCTGTATCACTCCACCAGTCACTGTTTTGTGCTGATGATACCGCTGTACTCCAGTCATATGTTGGATATATTAGGGGATCTGCCAGAATCCATTTCTCCGGAACTGCTGCACAACGCTCGACAGTGAATGTCTGTGCTGTAATGGAGCTTTTAAAGCTTGCTAACACGTCAACTGACATATCTATCTGACAGGTTGTGTTATTTAATGCAGTCACGTTTTGCACAAAATAATAACGTCTGAAATCCGGGATATAAGCATAATTGACAGTTGTCCAACTATCTAATCCTGTAATAATGATAGATGGATTCAAGATTGTTGTATTCTCTTTTAATTTACAATCAGGAGCAGCGACTGGCTGCCCCTGAGGATGTTTGGTACTATTCGATTTTTTGGAAAATGTATAGAGTCTTACTTCCATATTCTTTCTCCTTACAGAACATATGGCTTACCCTTTGCATAGGTACAGATCCATCCGGACGGCGTACGCATCCAGGTTACTCCGTTTACATCTGCAAGTTGTTTGCAAGTCACTCGTGTTCCTGTATTGTATTTTTTCAATACTTCGCCGTTTGGTGCGTAAGAGCGTACTCTTAATCCGTTAACCTGTACAGTGTAGACTTTGCCAATTGTAAAGCCGGATGCTCCGGAGGAATCATTAGCTCCGGTATAGCGCAAGTGGTACACCCAACCATAAGACGGCGTATAAAATTCTCGTACCCGGATTTCTCGCCCTGATGAATCTCCTTTCTTACCGTCAAAATCGCCGGATGCAGTCACGACTTTAGAATCGGTAACTGCGATGACAACGTGCTTACCTGGAGTCAGATAGATATCTCCTGCTTTACATTTTCCGGATACCTTTTTCCATCCTCTCTTTGTAAGCTGAGTGTATAGATTCCTGGTCGTACTTCCAGCATTCACATCACAACCCCCCGCCCGAAGACAGTAAGCAGTGAGTGAGGAACAGTCAAAGTCTGGATTACCATCACGACGGGGCTGTGAGTAACCATGACGGTTATCATTGGCAATTGCAACCGCTGTATCAATCATTTTACTCAAATTCATCTTTTTTCACTTCCAATCTCTCAAGAATTTTTTCCATAACAACTGTGTTGTTCTGGACTGCTTCGCTAAGTTTATCCACTTCTGCTTTATGCGTCTGATCACTTTTCCAGTACATGTACAGAACGATCAGGCAACACACAATTGGAAAACCCAGTGAGCTGATTGCAGTTAAAATTGTCTGTTCCATTGGATATCTCCTTTCTAGTTGCCCCATTCTTCAACTAATAGTAATTGAATTTACTGTTGAGGAGGATTTTAAATATCGTTCTTGGAGATGCCGCATCAGTCCCCCATCACGAATACAACTCCATTGTGTGTATAGTTATTCCAATAATTTTTACGATAATGAACGTAAGTGTTGTAATAGTCGCCTGCTGCATTGACCGGTGTTGTGATTGTTTTTGTAAACTGATAGTTTACTCCAACCGCACGGCGATCGAAGATACAGCCTAATACATAAGGCAACTCTATGCTGGTAGTAGCATCTTTGGACTCTCCGGTTGTAAGGTCTAAGATATTCGGTTTAATCTTAATCTGCTCCGGATTCTTGATACTCTGCCAGTAATTGACAAACTCTACATCAGCAATTTTCAAATATTTGTCGTTAAATGCTGCAGAGAGAACACTTGTCTGTGCCTGCTTCCAGAAGCTGTTTAACATAATGAACTTCTGATACTCTTTTGGTGTAAACCTTAAGATATCCTGTCCGGTAAAATTTGCATGATACATGGTTGAGCGCTCTGTCATGCAATCAGACAAATTCTGTACGTAAGCTACAAACCATGGCACGAAGTCCTTTGCATAAGTTGTACGAAGCTGTAATCCAGTATACTGTGTTCCATGCTCTGTGTTGTATTCCTGCGTAAGATCTACCTCATACAGTCCCATTGCAGCTACTCCAGCTATGTAATTGCAAATTGCAAGACGCCTGCCTGCTTCCATTGCCTGCTCAATGTCGTTGCGGAACTCTGTCATGACAGATACGTAGAATTTACCAAACTCTTCTGCAGATCTTAATGACTGTGAAAGCTGATCATCCAGACGAGTAATATGGTTCTGTTCTTTTTTCGTACCGTAAAATTTAAGTTGAACTACTTTTGGCTTCTTAATCTTATACATATCTACACTGTTACCATCATCAAACTGTGTAGCATTCAGATCTGTGTTGGTATCTTCGGATGCTTCCTCATCCTGATGTAACGGTACTGTTTCAAGAGTAATCGCACCCCAACGTTCAGATGTTTCATCAATAATTCTTACTTTTCCAATATATGGTGTATTTGGAAAGTAATTATTCATAAAAGTGACTGCCATTGCATTCATGATGTTTTCGGTCCCGGAGCGGAGCATCTTTTCTCCGACTGCAACAAAAGTTGTAGCATCGATGACTTCGATATCTTTCGTTCCAAACATCTGAGAGTTCATTTCGTTGACGATTTTATAAACATCAACCGGTGTTAATGAGTTCATTTTTTATACCTCCTTGATTAAATTTAAAATAACATCATTGACATCATTTTCTTTTGCTGTTGGTGCGGTTGCAGCAACCATATTTCCTGTCTGTATCGCCTTTGTAAGTTCGTCCAAACGCTTTGTGATTTCTGATAATTCAACAGCTGCATCTGATTCTGGTTTTGGATCTGATTTTGGTTCTGTTTTTGGTTCTGTTTTTGGCTCTGTTTTTGGTTCTGGTTTGTTTTCTGCGCCTGCAAAACCTGCAATCATATCGGCTGTAAAGCCAGCATTGACAAGAGTTAAGATATCTTTAATATCCATGTTATCATCTCCTTTTATAAATATAGTTTATATAATAAAATTGAAACCTACAGAAAAATAGGCAGGAGTTCTGGAGAGCCACTCCATGCGCTCCGCTTCTGACGGTTGGCTTGCGCTTCCTGCCTATGATTTAAATATAAACTTTATATATTGTTATGTCAATATATAAAGTTATATCAATATATTTTGCTCAATGCATTCGATTGAGTTGATTTTGGTGCCATCAAACACACTAGGCAAGGGATTATCAAACGGGCTAGCTTTGCAAGTCTGATATACTTTACCATCTTTCAATATCATACTCAGCGCTTTAATGTTCATACTGTTTCCATTTTTATAACTAATTTTGTAAATATTTTCTTTCATTTTCATTGTTCATTCCTCCTATTAATTAGCTGATTCATTTGATGATTATATGAT